GCGGATCCAAAGATGGTGGCTCCAGTTTTAGTAATCAATGGCAAAGAGAGACTGAACTGAATGTTTGACTTTGATACCATTGACGAGTATCAGTTGGAAATCACAACCTACTGCAATGCTGCTTGTCCGCAATGTCCACGAAACTCTCTTGGCCACGGACTCAATCCATTTATGCCGTTAGAACATCTTGACAGAACAGTGATTGATCTTGCATTCACTGCTGAGTTGTGTCAACGACTAAGACAAGTGTTCTTCTGTGGCAGCTATGGTGATCCAATCATGCACCCAGACTTTCTGGGCATACTTAGAGATTTTAGAAGAAAAAATCCTACCTTGTGGTTGTACATCCATACCAACGGTGGAGTGCATGACTCAGACTACTGGGCAGAGATAGCACAAATCATGAACGGGTATGGTCAAATTGATTTTGGCATTGACGGACTAGAAGATACTTTACATCTGTATAGAAAGAATGTAAAATATCACAAAGTCATTGAAAATGCTCAGGCCTATATTGATGCCGGCGGCAGAGCTCAGTGGAATTTTATTGTGTTCAAACACAACGAACATCAAATTGATGCAGCCCGGCAACTGGCACAAGACATGGGATTTTTCAATATACTGATACGCAAAACAGGAAGATTTCTAAATCACGATACTCTGGAAGAAATGTCTGAGTGGCCTGTATCAAACAGCAGTCAGGTACTGGAGCCTCCGGCAAATTCTGAATACAGAAACCGTAGTATGATGTTCTTGCCCATGCTCAAGAGTGAATACAAAAATATCAAAGATTATTTTGATACAACTGAGATAAAATGCGATTCTTTACTGGGTAAAAAAGTTGCAATCACAGCACAAGGTGTTGTGCTACCTTGCAATTTTTTCAATCACAATTTGTACGATGCCAGGTTCCGCAATAACGCATTGCCTGGTGCAAATGCCTTGAGTCAGGTCAATGGCAAGAACCAAGTTCGTGAATTTTTAGAGCAATACGGATTGGATAATCTGAGCATTCAGCATCATTCACTTGATGCTATTTTTAACAATGCATTCTGGAATGATCTAGCTAGCAGTTGGAAAAACCAAAATAGACTGTTTGAATGTGCAATGACTTGTGGGTCAAAATTGCAAAAAGTATGGGATCAAGGAGGATCCGTTAGATGAACACATTGATCACAGGTGGCAACAAAGGTCTAGGATTATACCTAGCAACTGCGCTGAATGCACAAAGTATCAGCAGAGTAAACGGCTGGGACATCACCAAAGATGTTGAGAAGATTGCTGCCCACAGCATAGACTACGATGTGTTTATCAACAATGCATTTGACGGTCCTCCACAAGAATCCTGGGCCAATTTTGCACAGTCACAGGTGTACTTTGCAGTGTATGACGCATGGAAAGCTGCTGGCAAGACTGGACATATTTTCAACATTGGCAGCTCAGGCAACAAGACCGTTGTTGCACCTGAGCCCAGATTTGAAACCTATCGTGTAGCCAAAGCTGCCTTGTCGCATGCCAGCAAGCAAGGCACACAGGCATTTAAACAAAATCAAGTGGGATTCAAAACCACTCTAATAACACTGGATAGACTGGACACTGAGCTAACTCGCAGCCGAGCATCCTGGACAGGCAACGGAATCAATCTAAACGACATAAGCAATTTTATAAAATACGCTATCACTGTGAACTCAAACACAGTGCTAGAAGAGGCAACTTTTTATTGTAATTTCAACCACAAGGCATAACTATACTGCAAAGGTAATACAACAAATTCTCGCATGACATGGCACTATCAAAACACCCCAGTTGAGACACTGCCCGAAGAATGCATAGGATTTGTTTACCTGATCACCAATAATCTTTCTGGTCGCAAGTACATAGGCAAAAAACTAGCTAAATTTTCAAAAACCACATACAAAACAGTCAAGCAAAAAAACGGCATCAAGAAAAAAAAGAAAATTAGAACCAAAATTGACAGTGATTGGCGCGACTACTACGGTTCAAGCGAAAATCTAACTGCGGATGTAACCACCCTAGGCACCGAAAACTTCACTAGAGAAATACTTTACTATTGCACTTCAAAAGCACAATGTTCATACATTGAAGCTAGAGAACAGTTTGATCGCAAGGTATTAGAATCCGCAGATTATTACAATGGCCATATCTCAGTTAGAGTACATGGCTCACACATCATAAACAAAATTTAAGGCAACACAAACGACACTGTGCCGGATGTTTGATTCGGCTCCATTGAAGAACGGTGAAATACCCGGTCTGGACTTGGACGTCAAAGGCAATTGCTAACTTAAGGCAACAAATGGTCGGGGCTCTGTGAAACAGATACAACCCCTGCTTATAGGACTTGGATCTTGATCGGGTTACTAGGGTTCCGTTGATATGTGAAGCTTGAGTAGGGGGTACCGGTCAACCGCCTCCGCGTAGGAAACTACAATCTCATTATCGTAGATGACTGCTGTCACTCGGATGATGCATTCAATTCACCGTGCATACGGTGAATTATGACCACATAATCTGGATGATACTTAGTTCAGCTTCGCTTTAGAAACAATGTGTGAGCGAAAGCGAAACACATAGATACACGAAGTGTATCTTGAAGCATTAGAGATTAGTATCTGGCCAGTCTCTAAACAGTGCATGTTGAATATCGCCTGACACAAACTGATTGAAGCTTTTGTGCTTGACTTCAAGTTCTCCTTCAAGTGGTGCCACACGTTTGAATGCCAAATCCATCTGAGCCATGCCTGTGAATTCCATCAAGATCATCCATTCAGGCATGTCTGCGATACTGCGAAATCCCATCTTGCAGCGTGTGATTCTGTAGCTCTCCATCTTGCCTTCTTCAATCAAATGATCAAAGAAACTCTTCATGCCGTTTACCCAGTCAAGGTCTGTGATGTCGCCTTGTTTGTTTGCCCAAATTGTATATAAGTCTGCCATGTGTTACTCCAGTGGTCCTAGTATTTCAAATCCGTCTATGGCAGATTTGTACAGGTGTGCTTGTTCAAGATACAGGTATTCAAACCCGCGAGCCCGGTAAATGGCACACTCTGTTTTCATTGTTTCTATTCCCAATCTTGTTTTGGGATTGTGATAGGTCCATGCAAACTGATCGCACTGTGCGTTATGCTGATCAAATCGTCGTATCAGACTCCAGGCAACCAGTCGCTTGTTGTCATAGTATCCAATGATGTCGGCCATTGGATCAAGGTATCTACTGTGAAACATGGGCATGACGCTAGCAAAGTGTTTGTAGGTGCAATAGGTTTTGTAGATAGCATCTAGACGTGCCAGCACATCGGGTTTGCGACTGGTAATATACTCCCAGTCTACACTAGGCTCATAGTTGGTTTTGCTTAGATCAACTCTGGCAAACTGATAGCTCATGATCTTGGATCCGTTCGATTTTGAAACAACTGTTCAAGATACGGTTCGGGCCAGGCATGATAGAAACCTTTTTTCTCCATGGTCTTTGCCCGAGCATTTAGATCTGCTAACGGTTGCAGTATACTGAGTGCATACTCTCCTTGATTCATGCAGATACCGTTGACCATTTCTACATCTTCAGGATGATCCTCTAGCACCAGCAGATCGTTTGCCAACAAAAAGTCTCTGTTGGCCGCTTCAAGTCTGGTGTGAAAAAAGTTGTAGGTCCACTCGCCGGGATCGTAGGCATAGATTATTACTTCGTATTCGCCCATACCTTGTGAACATCGGGTTTCGAGATCGTGATAAGGATCTGTGCCCACAAATATGCCCACGGTGCGTTTGAGTCGGGCTGACCTAGCAAACGGGCACGGCGGGAAGTTGCCCAGTGCAGGATGTGGAACTTCCACAAAAGTTTCTGACCAGTGTAAGATATCTCTAGTGACTTGAGTGATGTTTAACATAATTTCTAGAAAAATGGCAATCCTGATTTCTTAGTGGTCTCTAGGTTGTCTTTGATGAGCTCGCCAATGAGATTTCGTTCATTGAGAGCTAAGGCCATGGCCTGGTCGTATGTCAACCCACCACGCATGAACCAACTCATTTTCAATGCCTCCTGACGGATCTGCTGGCAATCTTTTTCCATACCCTCAACTAGATCGTTGATTTGTTCAGGACTAGAGGTTAGGAGGCGTCTTCGAAAAAACTTGATAGATCCAGCGTAAATGTTTGCTTGTATTTGTGATTGCATTCTTTGCAAGTCAGGTCCAGAGGTTTTACTTCGCTGGCCTGTTTGAGACCAATCACATGATCTCTCAGCTGATTGAATTTTTTGCTGTCACAGTTGCGTAAAAAATCCACAATAAACTCAGTTTCTGTTACCATAGCTTGCGGCGTTTTGATTGCAGCAATACTTTGTGCAACTGTGTTCAGCGTGGTATCATTGATCACTGCCATGCTTTTGTTTAGCTGTTCAAGTTTGATTTTGTCATCAACATCGCTGTTGATCAACTGCATGGCCTGTTGTTGTTCCAGTTGCACTTGATTGTTTAGATTCACAGTACGATAAGTTATGGGCTTGAAGTAGATTTCTAGATCACCCATGTTTAACACTTGGTCATAGTTGCCAACACTTATCATGTCGTTGACTCGTCTAAGATCCACAGAAATTTCATCTGCTTCGTTGCAGGCTGGACAAGTGGTTCCAATTTCCATTTCGTGTCCGTAACTGGCAATTCTAATGCCTACCAGCACAGCATCAATATCTGTGCTGGGCATGACCCAAGGATCACGGATACTGGGAACACAGCTCTTGATCACGTTGACTGTGGCAGTACCGTTGAACAAGGCATCTGGAGTACGATAGGTGATTTCATCCACACTGGTCATGGGCAACACTGGTAATTCACTGTTGGGCGGCATCTGCAGGGTTCCTGGCGGATAGAATTTTCCACCCGACGGCAATCGGATGTAGATAGCAGGTTGGCGAAAATACTGGGTTAAAGGGTTGTTTGGTAGCATAAGTTTCCTCGATAAATATAATTATGACAAAATCTCCCCAGGATAAAATTACAAGGATATACTATGGCTATGGATGAAGCAGCAGCACAAAAAATTGCAGAACTAACAGATAGCCTTGCCAAAGCCACTGCTGTCAATGATATCTTAACAGGAAAAGCTGACAAAGTCAGCAAATCCTTTGGCAACGTCAACAGTGCAGCCGGCACCATGGTCGGGGGCATGGGTAATTTTATAGGTTCCATGAATGCTGGTGCTCAAGGAATGGATGCATACAGTGGTATGGTCAGTGCTGGAGCAAAAGCATTAGGCACTCTAACAGGCGAGTCTGGCACTGCTGGCAAAATCCTTGGGGGATTGGCCACAGCAACAGGTGGAGTAACCACAGCCATCTTCAAACAAAGTGATGCGCTGTTCAAGAGTTATCAAGATATCAGTACAATAGGTGCTGCCGGAAGTTCCGGTATGCAAGGTGTATTTGACAACATGCAGAAATTTGGGTACAGCATAGAAGAGCTACCCAAATTTGGCGCACTGCTAGCACAAAGTTCAGAAAGTCTTGCTGCATTTGGCGGCACAGTGCAACAAGGTGTCAACCAGTTTGCAGGGGTAGCCGAAGGAATTCAACGATCGGGTATTCAAACTGAATTTGAACGCCTGGGCATGAGTGTTGACAGCATCAACAAAGGCATGGCTGGATATTTAAGAGTTCAAACTCAAGCAGGTGCAGCTCAAGGAAAAACCAATGCAGAATTAACAGCAGGTGCCGCTGCATATATCAGAGAGATGGACATAATGACCAAGCTCACTGGTAAATCAGCAGAGTCTATGCAAAAAGAGCAAGAAGAAAGAATAAACAACGAGCGTTATGCTATACATCAGAGAGAGTTACAACAAGCAGTACAACGCGGCGGCGAAGAAGGGCTAGCAGCAGCCAAACAGCTGGCTGAAGAAGACAAGATATTAAAACAAACATCTGGTGAAACCAGAAAAGGATTCATGGCAACGTTTGCTGGCTTTGGAGCCACAACCGAAGAAGGCCGCAAACTCATGATGACTGCGCCGGAGGCCTATAATGAAGCAGCCAAGGGCATGGGAACTAGTGCCAATCAAACCATGGACTTGCTCAAAGACGGAGCCAAACGGGGAATGGATCAGTTTGGTGGAACTATCAAAGCAGCTGGCAATACTATACTATTGCCGGTTAGTGAAATGATAGCAGCTGAAAATCTCAAGGGTACTGCTGAAGAAAGACGAGCTGCTGCAGAAGCTGAACAAAAAAAGATGACCACACAGACTGAAGCTTCAGTAGCCAATCAAGTATCCATACGTCAAAGCCAAGCAGAAATTACTCGTGGCATGAACAGCATGGTACAAGTTGGGGTCCGCCCAGCAACTATTGCTCTAGAAAAGTTTACTAGTGTTCTGCAAGCAGGTGTAACAAGATTGCCCGGCACAGGAGACAAAACTGGAATAAGAAATACTCCCGGACGCGGTAGCACTGCACCAGGAGTTGGATCACAAGGCAACATAATTGATCCAGAAATAATCAAACAAAATCAAGGAACAATTAACAAATTCAATAAACCAGCAGATATGTTGTCGGGATACATAAAATCGTTTGAACAACTCAATGATCCAGCAAAACTTGCTCGAGAAGGAGCTGATCCTGGGGTCATGGCAAAAATACTTGACAAATCTCAAAGAGCCAATCAATCAGCAGCAGAAACTGCTAGACTAGCAACATCAGCACCTGTGCAAGCAGCCACACCAGCAACACAATTCAGTCTGAGTTCTGTTATGGCCAACATAATTGAAAAAAACAAACTAGGAAACGGTCAGTACACAGGGCCTAACTCTACATTGCCGAGCTCTGTGGGTGATACTACTCCTACTGGCCCCGCAACTGCACCAGCATCGTCAGCCACTGCCACTGATGCGGGTATTTTGACCACCAGCCTGAATGAACTGTTACAAAGCAACAGATCACAACAGGCCAGCCTAGAAGAGCTGATTGACCTCAGCAGAAAGAGCCTGTCCCAGAATGGCAAGTTACTTCAGGCTGCAAGACAATAGCGGTAAATAATGTACTACGTTGTGATTCAACGTGTGATGCAATCAAGAATGGATTTCTAAATGACATGGCGTAAGTATTTCAAAGTCGCTGATCTTTCTGGACAGATGAGCCCTATCTCTGGCAACAAGGAACAGGGCCTGCCGGGCTATCCCAAAAATGATGGCCGTAACACCAATTCTTCGGAAACTGATTTCAGCTTCCGCAACTATGCCAGCCGACTGCCTGAAGTGTATTCAGGCCATCCCAACCGAATTGAACGTTACAATCAGTACGAAAACATGGATTCAGATTCAGAAGTCAATGCATGTTTAGACATTATATCCGAGTTCAGTACACAGCTGAATGAACAAAACGACACTCCGTTTGAAGTGACCTACAACGATGATCCCACCGATCACGAAATAGAAATTATTCGCAAGCAGTTACAACAGTGGGTCAAGCTCAACCGACTGGATCAACGCATCTTCAAACTGTTTCGTAACACACTCAAGTACGGTGATCAGATTTTTGTTCGTGATCCAGAAACATTTGAAATGATGTGGGTGGACATGAGCAAGGTAGTGCGTGTGATTGTGAACGAAAATGAAGGCAAGCGGCCTGAACAGTACATTATTCGTGACATCAATCCCAACTTCCAGAATTTAACTGTGGCAGCCAAAACCACCACAGACTTCATGGTCAACCCGTCATCGGGCGGCGGTGGATCAGGTGGTCCTGCCATGCAAGGCGGTGGTTACACAGCACCAAACTCAGCACTGAGCGGTGCTTCTAGATTTAGCCGTGCTGTAAACGAAACCTGTATTGATGCCAAGCACGTGGTGCACATGAGTTTAAACGAAGGCCTGGATGTGTTCTGGCCTTTTGGTAAATCAATTCTGGAAAATATCTTCAAGGTATTCAAGCAGAAAGAACTGCTAGAAGATGCCATGTTGATCTATCGTGTGCAACGTGCGCCTGAACGACGAGTGTTCAAGATTGACGTGGGCAACATGCCCAGCCACATGGCCATGAGCTTTGTGGAACGTGTGAAGAATGAAATGCATCAACGACGTATTCCCACATACGGCGGCGGTGGCCAAAACATCATGGATAGCAGCTATAATCCGCTGAGTATCAATGAAGATTTCTTCTTTCCGGTGGGAGAAAACGGCCGCGGAAGCAGCGTAGATGTGTTGCCCGGAGGACAAAATCTTGGCGAAATCGACGATTTAAAATACTTCAACAACAAGATGGCCCGCGGTTTGCGTGTGCCTTCCAGCTATCTACCCACTGGTCCAGACGACTCAGATCGCACCATGCAAGACGGCAAAATAGGCACTGCC